AGGTGGGCCACAGAGGGTCAATGCGGTATCTGCTGCAGGGGTATATAGGCTTTTGCTTACGTCACGCAAGGATATAGCACGGATGTATCAGCGGTGGATCACTCACGATGTGCTGCCGATGTTCTCGCAGGAGGCAAAGCATGGGGTTGCCGTGGATGGCGTGAGCAAGCGCATTGATGAACTCATGGGTCTTCTCAAGGAAAGCGGCGTGCTGAAACCTTTCGTGAATCCCCGGTACACCTTTGACAATCTGATGAATCGCTTCCTGGCTGCGGTGCCGGGGACGAGTCCCAGGGGGTACTATGATGCCCTGGGCGATTGGTATGGCGTGAATGTGCCTTACTCTAGCAGTATTGCTATCACGGTCAAGGAATGGCTCTTGGAGAATATCCCCCTTGAGGTCATGCAGGAATTTGTGGTGGGCGTGGAAACTCATACGATTGTGCCGTCACAGACCGGCAGATGGGTGTCCCTCAATGGTGTCTTTGGTAATTCCGTGGAGTGGAAGCGTACACAGAAGGAATTCGGCAATCGTTGCGCCTACTGTGGCGAGGAACACGGCAGACTCATTGCAGAGCACATTGTACCGCAGAGTGTGATGGGCAAGGTTCACCCGGAGAAAGTTGACCTGGTGGAAAACATTGTCCCTGCCTGTTCCAAGTGCAACGGAGAGAAAAGGCTTATGTCTGTGGCTGACTTCTATAAGAAGTCCAGGACGTTCACCAAGGCACGGCTGGGGAAGGTGCAGGAGCACTACAGGAAATATCATGTTGGGGAATAAGAAAAATCCCTGTGCTGCCGATGCACAGGGATAGAGGCGGTATTATCTTCTTCTAAGTTTGCTGGCTGGCGGGAGTGAATTGGCATACTTACTGATGATGGCTTTGACAATAGCAACATGGTCATCAGCCTCTTCCTTGGAGGAAGCGTGTACTATGAAGGTCCTGTATTCAACCTCGTTGGTTTGTATCCGCATCCAGGCATCTACGAGAGTAACATCCTCGTTAATTACCGTATCGCCTGTTGTTCCGCCGATTATGGCTCCGACACCGCCAGCCAAGGCACCGCCTACCAAAGCACGTTTGACTGTGCCCTTGCGTTCGGCGGTCTTGCTGGTAACATATTTGGCTTCGCTGACGGTTTCGATGATGCACTTCAATGGTAGCTTTTTGTAGCCGTTTTCCCAGATATAGAAGAAGTACGGAATTCTTCTATTCAAAAAAGCTATTTGTCTGAAATCGGAATCAAGGAAAAACCTGAAGAAAGTGGTATCTTCAGGCAAACCAAAATCCCGGAGGATTTTATCAGACTGACTTTTAACATTCAAGGCTTTGGCTTGTTGTTTTTCTTGTTCCTTTGCAATTGATGAATTGCTGATATTTTGTTCGATGTAACTGGCAATAGCTGCTACTATGAAAGAACCTATTGCCCAATAGAAAAAATACGTGGAATCAGAAATTTTATTTGCTGCAATTGCACATACAAGGAAAATAATAAATAACAGCGTGGAGATAGCAGATATTCCTGTTAATAAACAACCCATTAAAAAGAACTCCTTTGGCAAAACTCTTGTACTATAATAACAGATTGACGTTTTCTTATCAATATTTAATGAAAAATACTTGCAACTGAATACTTTAAGGGAGGTGAGGCCGTGGCAAATGCAATGAAACAGATTTTTGGTGGCAAGCTGCGCCGCGAGGGTGCGGAGCAGACCATGAAAGACCGCTGTGCCACGGACCTACGCCTCTTTTGCGAGTATTACCTGGCTGACAGCTTCAAGTCGAAGTGGTCAGATAAGTTCCACCTGTGGCTTATTGAGAAGATTGAGGACGTTATCCTAAATCATTCCGATGAAGAAACACGCAATGTAGTGGCTGCCCCGCGTGGCCATGCGAAAAGTACGCTGACTACCTTTGGTTCGGTCCTTTGGGCTATTTGCTACGGTTACAAGCACTTCATCGTGATTATCTCTGCTACGGGGCCTGTAGCCAAGCAGTTCCTTTTGGATATTCGCAACGAACTTGAGTACAACGAGAGAATCAGGAATGACTTCGGGGAACTCAAGAATGACGATATGTGGAACAGCAATGAGATTTACACGAAGAACAAGGTTTTTGTGACTTCCCGTGGTGCAGGTGCTCAGATGCGCGGAATGAAGTTCAACAGTACGCGCCCGGATTATATCTTGCTGGACGATCTGGAAACGGCAGAGCAGGTCAATAGCCCGTCACAGAACGCCGCTTTGCAGCAATGGTTCAATTCCGATGTGATGCCGATGGGGTGCCCCACGGCTTCTTTCTTTTATATCGGCACGGTGCTTTCCTATGATTCCCTGCTTTTCCATATGCTAAATGACGGAGAGTATTCTTCCTGGGTACGCAAGAGGTTCCAAGCGGTGATTAAGTTCTCCGACAGTCCCTTGTGGAATGAGTGGGAGAGTATTGTCACAGACCTTACCCGTGGCGATAACGCTTATACGGAAGCCATGGCGTTCTACAAGGAGCACAGGGAGGAAATGCTGGAGGGGACGGAAGTCCTGTGGCCTAATCAGCGAAAGGATATGTACCTCTATCTCATGCTGCGCCGCTTGGCAAGTGAGGAAGGATTTGCTTCGGAGTTTCAGAATGATCCGCAGACGGAGAATACACGGACGTTCAAAACGGAGTGGCTTGAGAATAATCGCTTTGTGGACCTCCCGGAAATCAAGGAAATGTGCATAGCCATTGACCCTGCCGTGGGTGGCAAGCGGAAGAATGACTTTTCAGCTATCGTGGCTGTGGCAAGAGGTGCTGACAATCTGTTTTATGTCATGGAGGCAGACCTACAGAAACGCCGTGCAGAGCAGATTATCGAGGATGCCAAGGCTATCATCGGCAGGTACTACAAGTACAATCCGAAAATCGTCTGTGAAACCAATCAGATGCAGTTGTTCTTCTCTACAACATTGCAGCGTGAGTTGGTACAGGCAGGGATTTACCTTGAGTGGCTTGAGGTTTATCATGCCGGCGGGGATAGCAAGATGGCAAGGATTGAGTCCCTTGTCCCCCATGTCCGGCAGGGGCATATCAAGTTTAAGGCCGGACAGAGGATATTGCTTAGTCAGTTGCGGAATTATCCCAAGGGGCACGATGATGGTCCGGATTGCCTGGAAATGGCAATGAAACCCCTGCTGGCTACTTCTGTGGCTAATTTCAGCTTTGGTGGCGTGGAAAAGGCAGGGGCGCATACACGGTACAGGAACGGTGGCAATTCGCCGTTCAATTACTTCAAATAGCAGGGAGGTGAGAACTTGTTTGAAAATGTGAAGAAATTTTTGGCAAGCAAAGGGCCTCTCGTAAGGCTTTTGCCTAATCAGACTTACATGAGCTGGATTCCGAAGGACAGGCAGAAGAAATCGGTGCTGCCAAAGAATCCTACAGTTAAGCAGTTGCGGAATTTCTCCCGTGATCCGATTGTCCGCAAGGCAATCACCATTGTGCAGGATGCCTTGGCTAGGCAGCCGTATACTATCGAGGTTATCGGTGGCAGGGGCAAGCGCACAAGGGAGATAGCTGCCATACAGAATATCATAGAGCACCCCAACCTGGTGGACAGCAGGGCTTCTTTTACCAAGCGGCTCATTGATGATGCCATGGTGATGGATGCCATGTGTGCAGAGGTAGCCAAGGCAAGGAGCCAGAGCCACCCTGTGTATCTTTATCCGGTGGACGGCTCTACGATTCAGATGGTTGTTCCCTATGATTACACGGACGATAACGCCGCACGATATATGCAGCAGCAGAGTGATGGCATGAAGTATTTCACGGCAAAGGATATTGCCTATATGCAGAGGAACTACTTCACTTATCAGCCTTATGGCTTATCTCCGATTATGATTGCTTATCAGTATGTGAAGTTTTACCTGGACAGCATGGAACAGGCGAATGACCGTGCTACCAATGCTACGGCTGAGTTCCTTATCAGCTTGGGCGAGGGTGTGACCGAGGAACAACGCCGGAAGTTCGAGGACTATTTCCGGGAGGAGATAGAGGGCACGGGGCGTGTTCCCATTGTTGCCGGTGCCAAGTCTGTGGAAACTGACCAGATCAAGGCAATCAATAGCGATGGTCTTTATCTGAATTGGACGGATAAGCTGACTCAGATTATCGGCGTGGCTTTCGGTATTCCCCCGGAGAAACTTGGCTTGGTGGTTGCAAATGACCGCAGCACCGGACAGGACCAGGAGAACGCCATGATACAGGAACTCATTAAGCCCTACGCTTGCATGATGGAGGACCTGTATAACAACTATGTCATAGCCAACATGGGGCTTGGCGGTGTGCTGAGATTCCGCTATATCTTTGAGGATTCCGAGGCGCAGAAGTCTGTGAAAGCCAAGAGGGTAGTGGACGAGTATTACCGAGGGATCCTTACGGAGAATGAAGCCAGGGCTGAAATGGGCTATGAACTCAGCACCTCAGAGTATGCGAATATGACCTACCCGGAAAAAACTGCGAATATCAATGTAGACCTTGGTATAGCAGGAGGTTTCAACGGGAATGGTGGTATAAAAGACACTAGCACAGAGGGAGGTGATAGCAACGAAAAAGATAAAGATTAACGCATCGCTTTCTAATGTCACAATGTCCGCAGAAGCCCACAAGATGATTATTACGGGGTGCATTACACAGATTGGCAAGGCTTCCACGGGTTCTCCCTGTGGGGCGCAGGGCAAACGTGTGGTGTTTACCCCGGAAAGCATCGAGGCGTGTGCTCAGAGTTTCGTGGGTATGCCCTTGAATTGCACTTATCCGGAAGGGTGGTGTGGAGAGGGGACTGATCTTTTCACGAACCACGGCAGGGTGAACATCGGTTATATCCGTGAGGTTCACGCCGAGGGAGAAAACCTGATGGCAGAGTTAGTGGTCTGGAAAGAGAAGTTCCCTGATGAAGCCTACATGATTCTGAACGGCGTTGATGCCCTGGGCTTTAGCGTAGAGTGGTACGCCATGAAAACCCATGAGGACGAGGAACTGGTTTATATGGACGAGTTTGAGGGTTGCGGTTGTGCAATCCTTTGGCAGAACTGCGCCGCTTTCGGTGATACTTTCATTGAACGGCTGGCAGCTGCAAAAGAACAGAATAGGAGTGATGTGGAAATGACTAAAGAGGAAATGAAGGAACTCATGGCAGAGTTCCAGGCTGGCTTTGAGTCGGCTATGGCTGAGAAGCTGAAGGAGATTGCTGATGCCCAGGCTGAAATCAAGGCTTCCCTTGAGAGCAAGGCAAATGCCGAGGACGTTGAGGGTATCAAGGCTGAGATTGAGGCCGCCAAGTCTGCTACCGAGGAGGTACAGGGCAAGGTGGAGGCTATGGAAGCTGCCAAGGAGCAGGAGGAGCCGGAGAAGGAGCCTGAGGGCGAGGTGGAGCCGGTCAAGGCTGCTGCCGAGGAGATCCCTGCGCCCAAGGCTGGACAGGGCGTTGTCCCTAATCCCAACGTGGGTGAGGACGATAAGGCTACCAAGGTGGCTGAAATCAATGCTTCCGACACTATGAGTCCTATGGACAAGCTGCGTGAGATTACTAAGCTCCGCATGGAGGGCTGACTTCGGTCAGTCCTTTTTAGTTTAACTGTTTTTTAACAACGAAAGGATGATGC